CCTCGGCACGTTCGCTGATTGGGACATCAACCTCGCCGGCCAGCAGGGGCAGACCGGAGCGCAGGGCACGCAAGGCCCGACCGGCGCTACAGGCTCTCAGGGGCCACCAGGAGCGACCGGGGCGACGGGGGCTACTGGGGTAGCGGGGCCATCTGGTGCCACGGGCACGCAAGGGCCGGCGGGGCCAGCCGGCGCGCAGGGGCCACAAGGACCGACCGGCGCAACCGGGGCTGCGTCGACAGTCCCCGGCCCAGCGGGGCCAGCCGGACCAACGGGCGGCACCGGGCCGCAGGGGCCGAACTGGCAGGTCGGTGCGGGGCTGAGCCTCAACACCGGCACGACGCCGAATACGATCAACATTGCCGCAGCGGGTGTCACCAACGCGCTGCTGGCGACGATGCCGACATTCACGCTCAAGGGCAACAACACGGGCGCGACCGCCGCGCCGCTCGATCTGACCGCCGCGCAGACGATGACCATGCTGGGAGCCGCGCCGCTCGCCAGCCCGACGTTTACCGGCACGCCGAGCCTGCCGACCGGGACCATCGGCGTTACTCAGGCGACGGCGACCAACAACACGAGTCTGGCGACGACCGCCTTTGTCAAAGCGCAGGGTTACGGCACCGGCAACGGCAGCGTCACGAGCGTCACCGCCGGCACGGGCCTGACCGGCGGCACGATCACCGGTACCGGCACGTTCGCGCTCAGCGTGCCGGTGAGCATCGCCAACGGCGGGTCTGGCGCAACAACGGCGGGCGGCGCGCCTTGGTTGCCGCTTACGGGCGGTATTGTCAGTGGAAATGGAATTGGCTATTCCGGTGTTCCGGCGGGGGAAACTGGGCACACCATTAGTTTTGGCTGGAACGGCGCCTCCCTCATTGCGCATGTGGACGGCACGAATAACCCCGGCGGTCTGCTCCCACTTAGCGGCGGGACGCTTAGCGGAGCACTGACGGTCAACGGAGCGTTGGCGACGACCGGTGCGCTAACCACGGCGGCGCCGGGGGTCGTTATCGGCTCGGGTTTTTCGATTTACGGCCCAACCCCGACGATTAGTTTTGCCGCCAACAATTACATCCAGTTTAATAGCCCAAACCTTGTTTTTAACGTCGCAAGCGGATCGCACCTATTCGTGCAGACCGTTCAGCCAAACGTTAATAACAATTTGTGGTGCGGGCTGCCAACGGCTAATGGTAACGCTTGGTACGGTGTCGGTGCTTATAACTTCGCCACACAAAGTGACATCAAGTACAAGGCCGACATTGCCGAGTTGCCGGCTTGTCTCGATTTTGTACGGAACTTAGTGCCGAAACGTTACCTCCTGACTGACGGTCCCCCAGAGGATGACGGGATCGTTCATTGGGGCTTCGTTGCCCAGGATGTTGGCGAAACCTTCAAGGAACATAATTTCGGCGGGCACCGGATCGATACCGGCGAAAACGGCACCAACCAATCTGTTCAATATAACGAACTCGTCGCCGTGCTATGGAAAGCTGTTCAGGAACTCTCTGCGCGGATCGAAGCGCTAGAGGCGCGGCTCGCATGACCGGCTGGATTGAAGACGATGGCTTGCCGGTCCCGCTTCCCGACATGCTGCCGCTGGCGCCTGCGAACCTCGAAGGCGATATCCGCATCTTTTGGGACAACACGCAGGCGCAAGGTGATTGGGCGCTGGCGCAGGGCGACTTGCAGACCGGGCAAGACCTCGAAACCGCCTGCCTCGTGTCGCTGTTCTCGGATGCGCTGGCGACGCCCGATTTTGTCCCGACCGATGGCACGAGCGACCGGCGCGGCTGGTGGGCTGACTACTACATGCCGACGCCGCTCGGCTCGAACCTCTGGCAACTCGAACGCGCGAAAACCACGAGGGCCAACCTCGGCCTCGCGCAGACGACGACGCAAAACGCGCTGCAATGGCTGATCGACGACGGGATCGCGGCCAGCATCGTCGTCAATACCCAGTGGATAACCACGACGATGATGGGGATCGCGGTCGCCATCACCCGCCCCAACGGCAGCCAGACCCGGTTCATGTTCGGCTGGGCGTGGGATAATCTCGCGCGGGTGCCGTCGCCCGTGCGCATGGGCGTCCCGTTCGGCTGATGCCGTTCTCCCGCCCGTCGCTGACAGCGCTGCGCAATCAGTCGATCCAAGACATCACCACGTCCGGCGTGCCGGGGCTGACCGGCCTGCTGCGCAATGCCGTCCTGCGCGTGCTCGCGTGGGTGATGGCGGGGCTGGCCTACAGCCTCTACGGCTACGCCGACTGGATCGCGCGCATGGGCGTCCCGTTCACCGCGCTGGACGAATACCTCTATGCGTGGGCGGGACTGATCGGGATCTATCCCGAGCCGGCGACCGCCGCAGCCGGCGACGCGATATTCACCGGCAATCCCGGCGTCGTTGTTCCCGAAGGAACGACGCTCGCCCGCCAGGATGGCACGCCCTATCAGACGACGGCGGATGCGACGGTCGACACGAGCGGCAATGTCACCGTGCCGATCATCGCGACAGTGCTCGGCGCCTTTACCAACGACCCCGGTGGGACGCCGATCAGCCTCGCCGCCGTTCCCGGCGTCACGTCTGCGGGCGTGACCGGCATCCTGACCGGCGGGGCCGACCCCGAGACTGCCGACGCGCTGCGCACGCGAATGCTGTTCAAGTATCGCGAGCCACCCCAGGGCGGCGCGGTTGCCGATTACGTCCAGTGGTCAACGCAGGTTCCCGGCTGCACGCGCGCTTGGGTCAATGGTTCCGGGTCCGGCCCCGGCTCGGTCGTCGTCTATCCGATGTTCGATGTTGCCGAGGCGGCAAACGGCGGGTTCCCGGTCGGCACTGATGGCGTCGCGACCGACGAGTCACGCGGCACCCCAGCGACCGGGGATCAGTTGCTCGTCGCCAACCACATCTACCCACTCAGCCCGGTAACATCGCTGGTCTACGTCAGCGCGCCCCTGCCGTTTCCCATCGATGTCACGCTGTCGTTGCTCGACCCGAACACGGTCGAGATGCAGGAGCAGATCGCGGCGGCCATCGCCGATATGCTGCTGATCGTCGGCGAAGTCGGCGGCACGATCTACCCGTCCGACCTTTACGAAGCGATCCTTGCCGTTCCCGGCATCAATCACTTCCTCATGGACATGCCCGATACGGCGCTGATCGCGCCGATGGGGTCGCTCCCGTCGCCGGGGACGCTGACGACAAGCTGATGAACCCCTACCCGCCGCCGACCGCGACACCCGAAGATTACCTGACCGGGTTCCAGCGCCTCTTGCCGCGCGGGTCGATCTGGCATCGTGGTTGGGGCTGGGTGCAGGACGCGGACCTGCTGACTCTGATGCCGGTCTGGGCGCGGCTGCATCTGCGGCTTAACGATGTCATCGGCCAAATCTTCCCGTGCTCGACGACCGAGATGTTGCCCGAGTGGGAAGCCTCGCTCGGCTTGCCGGATCCCTGCATCGGCCTGCTCGACACGTTGCAGCAGCGCACCGCAGCCGTGTGCGCCAAGTTCAGCGCGCGCGGCGGCCAGAGCCGAGAATACTTCATCCGGCTTGCCGCGTCGGCGGGGCTGCAAATCGAGATACAGGAGTTCCGCCCGTTCGAGGCGTCGATCAGCCGTGCCGGCGACCCGCTCTACGACGAAGCCTGGGCCTATGCGTGGCGCATCATCGTGCAGGCGCAGCCGGTGATCGTCTGGTTCCGCGCCAGCGAAAGCGCCGTGCAGGAACCGCTCGCGACCTGGGGTGATGAAACGCTGCAATGCCTCCTGCAACGCTACGCGCCCGCGAACACGATCCTGATCTTTGCCTACCGCATCGATTCGTCGATCTGGGATAGCGGAGCGTCGATCTGGGATGGCGGCGATTCGATCTGGGACCGGGGCGCGATCTTGGAGCTAACCGCATGACCTCGCAAATCGACGACACCGTTCCCGTCACCGGCACGCCGACGACGCAATCCGTCCGCGACAACTTCACGACCGCCGCGAACGAGATCACCGCGCTGCAAACCGCGACCGAGGGGCATCCGTTCCTATCGCTGCAAGGCGGGCGCATGGCCGCGCCGATGTATCTCTTTAACGATCCGACCGATGCGATGATGCCGGCCACAAAGGGCTATGTGGACGCTGGCGGCGGGGGCGGCGGGGGCGGCATTCCCGAAGCGCCCTCGGTCGCCGGCTCGATCTTTGGTCGTAGCCAAGGCGCGTGGGTGCTGGTCGCCGGACTTAACGGCGCAACGATGACCGGGCCACTCGTTCTCGCCGCAGACCCGACCGCCGCGCTCGGAGCCGCGACAAAGCAATATGTCGATGCCGCCACTGCTTCGCGGATTCCCGACGCGCCGAGCGATGGTTTCTTCTACGCGCGCCAGAACGCCGCTTGGGCGAAGGCGCTCGGATTAACCGGCGGCCAGCTATCGGGTTCGCTCGGCGTCGGCGTAACGCTGCCGGCGTCGCTCGCCGCAAATTACGTCGTCATGGGCGCGGCGACATCCCAAAGCGGTCACGGCATCAATGCCTATCAGGACGGCTCGGCCGCGTGGCGCTATTTGACCGCCGGCGTTGGCGCTTCCGTCCGCCTTTCGTCGAACGGACTGTCACTCTTCGCGGCGGCATCCGGCGCGGCCGGCGCGGCGTTGACTTTCGGACCGCCGGTCAACATCGATTACAAGGGCAATCTCCAAGTTGGCGGCGCGCTAGCCATCCCGAGCGATGCCGTTAACCCGACCGTTTCGGCTTTCGAGTATACCGCGCCGCTCGCCGGACATTATGCCTTCAACGCCTATCTGGCGACGGGGCCGGTCTGGAAGTATCTCGCGAACGGCTACGCCGCCATGTTCTATCAGCAGTCGAACGGGAACGTTCAGCTACAGACCG